TACAACCGCGCCAAGTGGGGTAACTCCAATTGTAGCGGAGTTAGCTTTAAATGGGGCTGGGATTGTTGGTTCTAGGGTAGCTTTAAGCGCTAACTATAATGCGGGGGTTGATCCGCAATTGGTTCTATTCAATTTCCCCTTTGATGCTGTTAGCGGGGATATACTAACGTTAAAGTTGGGAGTAGCAGCGGGGTATAGTGGACAAACCCGATCGGTTGCTCTTAACGTGGAAAGCGAGGTTTAATCATGACTACTGAATATACATATAATGATTTATCCGCCGAACCTTGCATTAGTATGATGAAAGAGAATATAGCCAAATCGGAAATGGCGGATAAGAATTGGACCGATCAAAGCTATCATTCAACGGAGAATTGGCTAAAGATTTGGTTTGATGCTGATTTGTCTAGCGCCGATAAGACGTTATTAGACGGTATTGTAAGCGGTTGTTTGGGTAAGCGGTTAACCCGTATGACGCGGGAGTTGGTTATGGGCGAAATCTATAATCAAGCGGAACCGGTAACCCAATTGCCCCGGTTAATGTCTGCATTGAATACACAAGTAGTTTTCATTGTGGCATTAGACAATTATAATTTCGATTTGGCCAGGGATATTGTTCAACAATTAGTCGATGATAGCCTAATCACAACAGACGATCAAACCCTAGTAAACGGGATTATTCCCGTTTCTAAATGGGTAGATGCATAAGGGGGTTTGATATGTCACAAGAAAAGCCAAAAGCGGAAATTGTAGATGCACAAAATACGCTAAGAAACTTGGTAGCCAATATTGGCACCAATAAAGACAAGCGTATGTATTCATTCTTTCAAGCAAGGGATTTCAGCTATCAGCAATTGGAAGATATGTATACTAACGATTGGCTATCGGGGAAAATCATTGATATTCCCGCTAATGATGCTGTTCGAAATTGGCGGGCGATTACTACCCCGAACATGGATCCAAAGGAGATTGAGCAATACGAAAAAGCCGAAAGAGAATGGAAGATTAAACGGAAATTCAATGAAGCGCTTAAATGGGCTTACCTCTATGGTGGTTCGTTGATGTTTTTGGGGGTAGAAGATAGCGGAAATCTAGAGGAGCCATTGGTTTTAGATGGTATTAAACAAGGGAATTTGAAATATATTCATATTCTAGATCGTTGGATGGTATCGGCCAGTTCGATCAATACCTCAGATCCAACCAAAGCTAACTACCAGTATCCAGAATTCTATCAATTACCGGGCGGGTATATGGTACACCATACAAGGGTTATCCGGTTTGATGGGCTGCTAGCGCCGTTTAGGGTGCGCCAGCAAAACAATTATTGGAGTAACCCCGTATTGCAAAGGGTATATGATGCGGTTTTGAACTCTCAATCCTTTGCAGAAATTGTAAATTCCCTAGTATACGAATCGAAGTTAGACATTATTTCTATCCCGAATCTAATGCAAATGCTATCTATGCCCGATGGGGAAAAGCAATTAATCGATCGATTCCATTTGGCCGATTTGTTGAAATCGATTAACAATACCTTGTTACTTGATAGGGAAGAAACACACGATCGCAAGCAAACTAGCTTTAGCGGTTTAGATGCTATGATGAATGAATATCTTGGCATTGTTTCCGCCGCTAGTGACATCCCGCAAACTCGATTATTAGGGGCTAGCCCGTCTGGTTTGAATGCTACCGGCGATAGTGATTTAGAGAATTACTATGATATGGTTAGTTCCAAGCAAGAAAACGAGTTATTACCGGCGCTAACCTACTTCGATCAAGTGTTTTCTAGGTCCATTTTGGGCTATTATCCCGATGATTGGAGCTTTGAATTTCGTTCTTTATGGCAACTTTCGGACAAAGAAAAGGCCGAAATTCAGAAATCAAACGCGGAACGGGACCAAATTTATTTGCAAAACGGGGTTATTTCATCTTCTGTTGTGGCTAAACAGTTAAGGGATAACGACGTTTATAATGCTATTGACGATGAATATGTAACTGCATTGGAATCGATTGAAGGAATGGAACCAACTGATACCGACGTTGATAACGCATTGTTTACCAATCCGGCTATTGGACGAAAGCCCGCCGCAGATCAAAAGGGCAAATGGTTAGCACAATCGATCATTCTTTCGAAAGAAGAATTCACCAAAGCACAAGCCGAAAAATGGATTGCAGATCATGAACAATTCAAGAATTATGGAGTAGATGAGACTAATACTAGCTACCGATTCCGCCAATATGATCCACAACACTTTAGCACTTTCCGAAATGACAGCGTAGCGGAAGGAATCACACTAGTTATGGGAAGGGCTAAGTAATGGCTATTGACCCTATTAAGCTCCAAAAGCAACTAGAAAGACAAAGGCTTAAAGCTAGTGCGGGAACGGGGGTAGACGTATCCAGGCAAATTGAATTGAGCTATTATAGGGCGCTAGTAAAACATTTTGTGGATCCCGTTATAAAGGATATTGAAAAGGAGTTATTACCCCTATTACAAAGGGAAGAAAAGTTTTATATTGCTAACTATGATCCTTCTAGCATCCGAATAGCAATTCGGGCTTTGCGATCGCAATGGACACAAGTTGAAAAAGTAGCGGAAGAAATCGCCGCAGAAATGGCAAAGCAAAACAGCGAATTCAATAGAAAGAAATTTGTAAAGCAAATCAATAAAGCGGTTGGAGTAGATATTACTTCTATTCTTGCGGATAGCAACGTTGATTCGGCTTTGCGGGCTAGTGTTACTGAGAATGTAGCACTAATAAAAACGATGCCTGCAAAGCAATTTGATAGAATTGAACGGGTTGTTTTGCAAGGTGTTACAAGTGGAAATGATTTCTTCTCTATAAAGAAGGATATAAAAGCAATTGGTGGCGTTTCAAAACGTCGAGCAAAGCTAATTGCCCGGGACCAAGTTAGCAAATTGAATGGTAACCTAAACCGAATTCGTCAAGATGATATAGGTATAACACATTATTTCTGGCGTACTAGTGAAGATGAAAGGGTTAGACCGGATCATGCTGCTAATAATGGGAAGCGGTTTGCATGGGATAGCCCGCCCGCTATAACCGGACACCCGGGCGAGGATATACAATGCAGATGCACGGCAGATCCCGATCTAACTGGATTGAAAATAATGAAAGCTTAGGGGAAAGTTTGTCAACTAGTTTATTTGCTAGTGCGCGAGTATGATTCAACAAAGGAGCGTTCAATATGATCCAAATCAATAATCGTCAAACCGTCGAATTGAGCAATCGTGAAATTACCTCAGAAGGGTTTATGAAGGTTAATGCTAACGTTGCTAGGTCCGGTATTTTGAATTATTGTGTTTTCGATTTTCCCACGGAAGCGCTACCTAATGAGTTGAAAAATGCCCCGATGGATCAAGCTATCCGCGTTCTTTATCGGCCAGAGGCGGTTTTTGATAAAGAATCGATCGCTTCGATCATTGATAAGCCGATAACCAATGGTCACCCGTCCGAAAATGTGACTAGCCAAAATGCCCGGTTCTTTTCGCGCGGTTTCGTTAAAGCGGCTAGGAAAAAAGGAAACATGGTTAGCGCCGATTTGCTTATCACTGATTCGGAATTGATCAATCAAATTAATGATAAAGTTAAAGAAGAATGTTCAACGGGAATGAAGGCGGAAGTCCTTTGGAATAAAGGTGAAGATCCCGATTTTGGGGAGTATGACGCGGAATTTAAAGATATTCGCGTTAATCATGTGGCTATTGTGTTCAAAGGGCGGGCCGGTGATAAAGTCCGCTTGGCTAATGAGGAAAGCCAAAACAACAAGAAAGGAAACGGGAAAATGGAGAAACGAATTGTTAACGGAATCGAGATTGAATTTTCGAATCAGGCTTTACAGGCGTTTGATAGCGTCACTACTGAGAATGAAAAACTTAGTAGTGAGCTTGATAGCGTTAAGACTGAATTGGAGAATTCGAAGAAAGAGCTTGATAAGACGAAAGGCGAATTAGACGCCACCAAAGCGGAGTTAGCTAATACCGATCGAATTGATGCACTTGTTAAGGAGCGCACCGAATTGATCACCAATGCAAAGGTATTAGATCCTAAGATCGAAGTAGATAATAAGTCTAACGTCGAAATCAAGAAAGCGGCTATTCTCGCGGCTAACAAAGATGCTGATTTAAAAGACAAGTCCAATGATTATATTGATGCTGTTTTCGATACTATGTTAGCCAATGCAAAGAAAGGGTTGGATGATAGTAATGATGCTTTAAACGGCGCTTTCAACAATGCTCCTAAAGGTAAAGAAAAGCCGAGCGAAGCAGCCCGTAAAAAGTTTGTTGAAAATTCGCGGAATGCTTACAAGAATGAAGATAAGTAACATAGAAAGATAGTAGAAAGGAGATACTAAAATGACGCAGGGAGTTCAGACCAGTTACGAAAATAAAATGGCAAAAGCCTATCCCGGTTTGATTGCTGATTTAGAACCCAAAGTGATTAGGTCTAAAGCGGCGGAAGGGAATGTTGCTTTTGGTTTAGCTGTTGAGTTAGGCACCGATCCCGAAAAGCAGGTTAAGGTGGCGGAAGGCGGCGCTGCAACCGGTATTTCAGTTAGGGATTTGGCGCATGAAAATGATAGTAGTGGGGTTGCACTTTATTCGGATGAAGAAGCTGTAGCCTATATGCAAGAAGGTTTCATTTATTGTTCAATTGATGGAACCGGAAATGTAGGTGATGGTTTAACTTACGTTACCACTTCCGGCCAGCTTTCGACCGCTGCTGTCGATGGAACTCATATTGCTATTAGAGCGCAATTAGAAGAAGCTTGCGCGGTTTCCGGTGATATTTGTCTTGTCCGTGTTAACATTCTTCCGGCTATCGGTAGCTAATCGAGCCTATAGAAAGGAGTAATAAAAATGGATCCCAAAATCGTTGAACTGTTGAATGATGAAGGCTCGATTTTCTTTGAAAGAGAATTGGAAGCTATTAAGGCTAAAACTTTTGACGTTCAGTATGCTGATTTGATGTATCGATCGATCTTCCCGATCGCGACCGATACCAATCCCGGTGCCACTCATATCACGTATCAGGTTTATGATAAGCGGGGGATTGCGAAAATCATCAATAACTATGCTGGCGATTTGCCCCGGGCAGATGTAGACGGGCGGGAGGTTACGATTCCCGTTCGGACGGTTGCGGCTAGCTTTGGTTATTCAAGAAAAGAGATTCTTTCCGCCCGTATGGCTGGCAAGCCCCTTTCGCAGATGCGCGCAGATGCCGCTAGACGTGCAATTGAAGAATTCATGAATGACGTTTCTTTATTTGGGGATTCCGATAGTGGTTTATTTGGTGTGTTAACGCATCCGAATATTCCCACTAGCGATGTTCCCAATGGTGCGGCTACAACTCCCGAATGGAGCACCAAAACGGCAGATGAAATCTTAGATGATATTAACGCTATTTTTAGTGAGATTAACGATAACACTAAGGGTAAGGAACGGGCTAATACTC